CCTGGCACGTTGGGTGGCGCTCCGGGCACGACGACGCCTACGGGCGTCCTGGGTAACTCCAATGGCAGCGGCGCCCCTGGGGGCGTTATAGGGACGCCGGGTGTGTCCGGATCAATGGCGGTCGGCGGTCGTATGGCGAACGGCGCAGGTATCTCCATGCCGGGATTCAACCTGGGCGGTGCGTTCGGTGCTGGCCTCTCCGCTGTAGGTAGCTTCAACAAAAACGCTCCCGGCACACAAGGCGCTCCCGGAACACCCGGTGGACCACCTGAAACGCCTTGGTATAAGGGAGGTGACTTCCCCGGTTTGTTTCCAGCGATCGGGCAGGTTTTTCACGGTGTCGGTTCGACTATAGGCGAAGGACTGGACAAGGCCGGTTCTGCCATGCGGAACAACCCGTTCTCGGACTTTTTCCTCGGAAAATCCCCGCAGGCAAAAATGGACGAAGCCGCAATGAAGGCTGGGCCGCAAATCCTTGGTCCGGATGGGCGTCCTCTTGGGCCGAATTCGGGCATTCAGCAAATGAACCTGCAACCGACTGACGGATCGACGACAGGAACCGCTGGCGCGTCGATGTTGACCAAGGCTGGGAGCATGATTCAAAGCGCGGGTGGCAGCATTGCTCCAACCGCTTCGCAGATTGCTTCACAGAACTCTGCGTCGGATGCAGTAGGCAATCTGAATACGACGCAGCCGTTTGAGTTTCCTCTGACTATGATGCAAAAGCTGCCGGGGATGCTCGCTGGAATGCTGTCTGGCCCACTGTCGAGCGCGGCAGGCGGGGCAGCGGGCAGTGCGTTAGGCGGTGCTGGTGCGGCTGCTGGCGGTGCTGGTGGTCCTGCTGGTATGTTGGGGGGTATGGCTGGCAGTTTGGCAACGCTTGGAATCGGTCCTCCTACGGCGCAGTCGCAGGCAAATACCGGGGATAACGTAGGCCAATCAGACAATTTTGCCGATTCTGTATTGAACTATCAGACTCCTGTCGCGACCATGGCTTCTGGCGGCTATTCATCAGGTCACCACATTGATCAGATGCTTGTGCATCATCGTTCTCGCGACATGTTCGCGCATGCCCCAGGTTATGCCGAAGGCACGCCGAACACGACAGGAGGCATTCCGTCTGTGCTGCACCCGAACGAAGCGGTCATTCCGTTGTCTCGCGGACGCAGCATCCCGGTGACTATGAAGGGCGGCAACGCTGGCGGCACGACCAATCATGTGACTGTGAACATTCAAACGAATGACGCGGACAGCTTCCGTGCATCAAAGAATCAGGTGGAGGCGAGCATGGCGGCTGCCGTCACGCGGTCGGCAAATCGGAATGGACAATGACCAACACCAATTTGTTCATAGAAGCGCAGTTCCCAACCGACATCGCCTATAAATCCAAAGGGGGAGCCGGATTCGACACTGCTGTCTTCACGTCGGTGGAAGGCTTTGAGCAGCGCAATATAAACTGGTCGCGTTCGCGTTCTGAGTACGACATCGGCTACGGTGTGCGCACTGTAGAGGACATGACGACGGTCGTCGATTTCTTCATGTCAGTGATGGGTAAAGCCTACGCCTTTCGGTTCAAGGACTGGGCTGATTTTAACATGTACAGCCAGCAGATTGGTGTGGGAGACGGGACGACGCTGACGTTCCAGGTGATCAAAACTTACACGATCGTTCCGCAGTCCGGCTCGAATCAAGTTTACACCCGTATTATCAACAAGCCCGTAGTTGGGTCTATAGGTCAGGTGTTGGTGAACAGCGTGCCTATCTCGTCGTCCGACTGGTCTCTCGACTGCACGACCGGAATCCTGACGTTCTCTGCCGGACATGCCCCTGGTAGTGGTCTGTCCGTCGTGCTTTCCTATCTGGAGTTCGATGTGCCGTGTCGTTTCGATGTGGACAAGCTGGAAGTCGCGCAAGAAGCGTTTCAGGCGGAGAATTGGCAGGGCATCAAGATCGTCGAGGTTCGGATTGCGAACAACACTGCCCTCACGGTGAACATTCCGGCTTTTGTAGAAGCGCAGTTTCCGAACGACATTGCTTATGGATCGAAGGGTGGCTCCGGGTTCAATACATCGGTCTTCACCACGGCGAGCGGCTACGAAGCACGCACGATCAACTGGGCGGCTTCGCGTGCAGAGTATGACATCGGTTACGGCGTGCGCGATAGTGATGTCCTGGCGGATGTGTTGAATTTCTTCATGGCGGTCATGGGTAAAGCTATTCCGTTCCGCTTCAAGGACTGGGCCGATTTCCAGGTGATCAATCAGGTGATCGGAACAGGAGACGGTTCGACGTTGACTTTTCAGATCATCAAGGAGTACGTTCTAAGCACGCAGATCAGCACCACGCAGACGTTTACGCGCACGATCTCAAAGCCTGTGCTGAACACGATCGGGTCTGTTTTGGTGAACGGGACGCCGGTTTCGTCAGCAAACTGGTCGCTGGACTGTACGACCGGCATCATCACGTTTGCTTCGGGGCACGCGCCGGGATCGATGCAGCCAGTGATGATTTCGTATGTAGAGTTTGACGTACCGTGCCGGTTTGATGTAGACAAGCTGGATGTCTCGCAAGATGACTTCAATCAGGAAGAGTGGACCGGCATTAAGCTGGTGGAGGTTCGCTTGTGACCAAGACCTTATCTTCAAATTTGCAAAGTGATCTGGCTGCCAACGTTACATCGTTGTGCACCATTTGGAAAGTCACGCGTACGGATGATACCGTTCTTGGCTTTACGGATCATGACCAGGACATCGTTTTTGGCGGCGTGACATACTACGCCGAAACAGGCTATACCCGCTCTGCGATCCAGTCGGATTCCATGCTGTCGGTGGACAACATGGAAGTGCATGGCATTCTCAATTCCAGCTACATCGACGAGCACGACCTGCGCAATGGTGTCTACAACTATGCGCGTGTGGACATCTTCATCGTGAACTGGGCAGCGCTCACGCATGGTTCTATGCAACTTCGCCGAGGCTGGTTTGGTGAAGTGACGGTTACTCCGAATGGCTACTTCACAACGGAATTGCGTGGTTTGACGCAGGCTCTTTATACCAATTTCGGCAAGACCATTCAGCCACTTTGCCGCGCCGACTTCGGCGATACCACGGGATGTCACATCCCCATCATGCCGACAGTGTGGCAGCCTGATACGGTCTACGGGCCGAACACCTGGATTGTCGCAGTGATGTACACAGGCGACGATGTGACGATCGACCCTTATATGGGCACGATTTGGAACACAAGCGCGAATGCTGGAAAAGGTGTAGAACCGACACATGGCGGTGGCACGTCAGGTTCTTCGCCTCCTGCTTGGTTCCCCGGTACTATCGTGATCGAAGGAACTGATCTGGCTTGGACGGGGGCGAGTACGTTTACGATTGCAGACGGAGTGGATCATTCATCGGTGCTAGTTGCCGGTGTCCCGTTTCAGACGAACGGATTCACCAACGCCGGTAACAACGGCGGCTTCGTAATCAGTACATGCACGTATGCTACCGGAACGAACACGATCACGGTGACGCAGACGACAGGCGTGGCGGAAGCTGGCACTGCGGCGGCTGTGTTCAGCGAAACCGCGACCGGGACAATCGCAAATGTGTCGGATAACGGTATTACGTGGCATCCAGCTAACAGCTTCACGAAGCAGGGAATTGTGACCGGGGCGACGAGCAACAAAATTTTTTCCGTATCTGGCTTGACAGTACCCACAAATGAGTTGTATGGTCCGTTGGTCGATGTCCTCAATACCACTTATGCGGTTTTTGCCCCTGCTTTGGGTGGGCCGTTCACCCCGGCTTCTACCTACGACACGGCGCATCCGTCGAGCACGTTGACCATCCATGTCATCGCAAACAACGGGAATACCGTGGATATCGACATCAATGTTCCGGGCGGTGGTCCTATAAACATCATCAACTTGCACAACAACGGTTCTAGCAATGTTGATTTTCAGGGAAACCTGAGTGCTGTAGACTCGCTTATCCAGGGAGATTCTCCTACTATTTCTGGTATCAACTGGATCGATAATGCCACCTTGACTGGGACGCTTACGATCACGGCGGAAGATTCTTTCGGCAATTCGTTCACGGAAGTGCTTCAAATGCCTCCCGTGGAAACTTACTACGCGGGAGCCATCCTTTGGTTTATCACCGGACCGAATGCCGGGAAGTCGATCGAAGTGAAGTCTTTCGCAAACGACACGATAACGACGTGGTTGTCACTGCCTTGGTTGCCCGAAGTAGGGGATGTCTTCCGCATCTATCCTGGGTGTGACAAGCGTCGCGTTACGTGCCTGCAATTCGGAAACGCGATCAACTTCCAAGGTGAACCCGATCTGCCTGGGCAGGACTTCTTGTATGCCCCGAACCTTTCGTTCTGAGGATATACCAATGCCTACTGTTACCCGAGACCAAATCGTCACGACTGCTCGGAACTACCTTGGGTGCCCCTGGATGCACCACGGACGCAACCGGAATGGCATCGACTGTGTGGGACTTTTGGTGTGCGTGTGTCACGATCTCGGTCTTCCGGTGGAAGACATGAAGGGTTACTCGGCTGTGCCTACCGGGTTCGGGTTCATGAACCATTTCTTGAAGCAAGCGCCGATCAACAAGACGCGCTTGCTTCTCCCCGGAAGCATTGCTATGATACGGGGCGCAGAGCGTGCCGCTCATTGCGGCATCTTTGCTGAGAAAGATGGTAGGAAGTCTCTCATTCATTCGTCAAATCAGACGATGCAGGTGGAAGAGGTTTTCTGGGAGCCAGGACCGCGCTCCCAGCTTGTGTTTGTTCTTGACTTTCCTGGAGTACTCGACTGATGGCTGTCGTTGGCGTTTTCGCTGCTGCTGCTGCTGTCACTGCAATTATGTCAATTGCGGCAGCCGAACTCACGCCCAGGCCCAAGCTGAATCTAGCCGACCTTTACATCACATCAAGCGCGTATGGCGATCCTATTCCGATCACATATGGGCAGGTCCGTGTGGCGGCTCACTTGATCTGGTCTCCTGGCATGATCAATGCGCATCCCAACAAGAAGCTAGGAGGCAAAGGTGGCGGTGGCCCAAAGAACGGCGGTAAGAAAAGCGCCAAGGGAAACAACAGCGCCTACACGTTTACGGCTAGTTTGGCATTCACCCTGTGCGAGGGTCCTGTGACGACCTTGCAGACGATTTGGGCGAACGGGATGATCATTTATGATTCTTCCAACACCGCCACGACGAAGGTCAACGCCAAGGGCAATCCAGTCCCTACCCGACTTGTCGGCACTACATTGTATGATGTAATCTTTTACCCCGGCTCGGCGACGCAGCTTCGGAATGGCATTATCCAGGCATACACAGACAGTCAGACCGGATCGAACAGCACACCGGCTTATCGGAACACGTGCTATATCGTGTTCAACAACATGAATCTCGCCAATTTCGGTAACTCGATTCCGTCGATTCACGCACAGGTTACGACCACTTCTACCGGCGCGCTGACTTCGCAAGAATTGACCAACCTCGGCAGCGAACTGTTCTCTTTGGCTCAGTTCGGTCAGGTGCTCTTTGATGCAACCACGCTCACCATGTATGTTCTCACCGCAGATGGTGTTTCGGTATGGGACATTAACACGGGGTTGGAGGTTCGACAAGCGTTGTGGACGGATATCTGGCCCACCATTATTGAAGGATCGGGGTCCGTGCCTCTTCCGAGTGCGTGGTCGTTGACGCCCCAGCAGTATCTTCTCGGTGTTACCACGCAACCTTCTCGTCCTGGCCTTTCGGGAGGCTTCTATGCACAGGTTGCACTGTTTGATCTTAACAGCCTGAATTTTCAAAGCATCGGCCCAGTTTACACCAATAACACTGAGGCAGATATGGAGAATGGTGCCGTGTTGCCCCTCAACTGTTACGGCTTTCCTGTGGGGGATTCGACGTTTGGTGGTGAATCTGCTTTTGTCATTATTATCAGCGGTAACGGTCTTCCCACCGTATACTGTGCCTATCAGTATATCAATCCAATCCAACAGCTTGAACAGAAAACCATCATCGGTGGCCTTCTGGTGAGTGACGTGTCTGGTACTTATGTGTGGAATACGGTGGATTCTGCCGGCATCATTACGTCGGATACCGATACATTCTCTGATGGGGTTCCACCGCGTGTGGTAATAGCAATCCCCAATTTGAGTGCCGCTACGACCACTGCCTATTTCATGCCGTCTTCCACCACGTCAGGTTATCTTGGCCTCTACAGTTTGGTGTGCACCGAAGATGGTTCATGCAGCGGCAGCAAGGTGGACTCAATCTCTCTTGAAAGTCTGGGGGTGGATGCGTCTCGACAGTTTTCTGTTGGAGATTTGCAGGTTGATGGTGTGGACGGCGGCTTGATTATCGTTCTGTCCGATACGTTGAACAGCGCAAACACGGGCGTCATTTTCAAATGGTTGAACGGCGTGCAGTGGCAGGTAAATCTGGCTTCACCCCCTCCCGCACCTGTGACCAATCCGGATACGACAGGGAATACGGGTGGTGGGACCGGGGCTGGTATGATATCCGGACGCTACGGTTATTTTAATCCTGCTACAAATTTGGGGGCGATGTGGGACACTTATGATGGCACCGAGATTTGGAGTACGTCTGGGCACAGCCCGACGCCTTCTATCGGTGGCGATCCCATCATGGTGGGGTTCGACAGCACTCAGTATGCCGAGTTGTGCTGGGACCAGGATGCGGGACATTTCTATTGGGTTTACTTGAACGGGAATACAGGAATTAGCTGCACTCTAAAAGCTATCGTGGAGGATTTGTGCGCACGATCTGGTCTGGAAGAAAGCGATTATGACGCAACGCAGTTGGCGTCCATTCCAATGTTGTCCGACGAAAGCGCAGGTTCCGTTCGCGCTGGGTTTGTTATAGGGCGCCGGACGGATGCGAAAACCGTGATCGGACAGTTGGCGGAAATCTACTTTTTTGACACCGTGGAGACCGATGGGAAACTTGTATTCATTCCGCGTGGATCGCCGTCAATTGTCACCATTCCGCAAGCCGATCTAGGTGAAGTGAAAGATTCTAGGGGGAAGTCGTCGGCAGATGACAATTTCTGGAAGCACACTAAGAAGCAGGAATTGGAATTGCCCTACGAGGTTCACGTCAAATACTTCGATTCCGACATGAACTTCCAGTATGGCGATCAGTATGATCGTCGTCCGAAGACACCTGTGGCGTCGATGAACGCGAATTCGATCAAAGAAATTACACTCCCGGTTTGTATCGACTCGACGACCGCGAAGCAGATGGCACAAAAGGCGCTCTACACTCAGTGGGTAGAGCGCGATTCATACGCCGCCACTCTGGGATGGAAATATCTTTACCTCGATCCGGCTGACGTGGTTACGGTCACGACTACGGATACAACCGACAACATCACCGATACCAACATAGTTCGCACGGTGAAAGAACAGGTTGGCGGCGATCTCACGATGTCCATGAGTTTCGTCGCAGAAGACGATGACACATACACATCCGTGGTTCTCGGTGCGTCCAGCGATGGCATCATTGAACCTACCATGACGATCAACATCACGATCACGAACATAATTGTGATGGACATCCCGCTGCTCCGAGATATAGATAATCAGGGCGCCTACTCTGCACCGCTCTATTGGGGCTGCATCAGCTATTCGAGCGGCCTCTGGTCCGGCGCGTCGGTTCTGAAATCGACTAATTCCGCGCAGAATTGGAGCGCAGATGGTGTGAGCACGGCGATGCTTTTTGCCGGAACTACCTCGGAAGCCTTGGTGGACACAACGTCGCCGTGGTGTATGAACTACGATCAGTCGTTGAACCTGTTTGCGTTTCGAGGCTCTGCGACCACATTGTCGAACGCCACGATCGAGACGCTGGACCAGTTTGCGAACGCCATGCTGGTGGGCAGCGAAATCATTCAGTTCCTCAATGCGACACTGAATGACGATGGAAGCTGGACGATCAGCGGCTTGTATCGCGGCCTGCGTGGTACGGATTGGGCGATTGGGACGCACAGTGTCGGCGAGGTGTGCGTGCTGCTGACCCCTGGTCCGGTGCAGGATGACAATTACACAAGTGCCGAGGTTGGGCAGACCTGGGATTGGGAAGCTATCACTTTTAACAGTGTCATGCCGGGACCTATCAAATCGTTGACACTTACTGGTGCGGCGTTGAAGCCTTATCCAGTGTGTCAGGTGAAGTCGCAGTTCATTCCCACTACGGTGCTGGATTCTGGTGAATTGGTAAACGGCACTTTGTCTGGCGGCAACCTGACAGTCGCACCGAATCGCGGCGGTAATGCAGTCGATGTGGCAGCAACGCAGGCGAATTCGTCCGGCAAATGGGTCTTCGAGGTGCAGCA